CGGGCTTCTTCAAGAACGCTGACCGACATCCCCGACTCAAAACGAACCACAGTACGACGCGCATAACCCACATCCCATGACGCGAGCGGAATATTACCGTGATCAGTGTAAGGTACAGCCTGACCTTTAAGCTCGATAACACCTTGTACCACCTCTTCATCTTCCCATGCGCCGACTGTCTGAATGCCGATCAGTTCGTCAATTTTTCGCGCCGAGGTGATCATGCGCACGAATCCCGGTAGCCAGGCTTGCAGGAACTGGATCGGCGTGGCTGAACCACTCGCCAGTAAACCAGGCAGCGGCGACGGGGCGATCCCGGAGTCATTACCATCCATCCCCATACCGGCCATCATTTGCCCGATGGTGGTTGCCGGAATATTAATCCCCAGGCGGTAAAGCTCACGGTGCGCGTTTGCAGCAATGTTCTCCGGCGTCAGTTGCAGCGGTCGAACGTTACGCGCCGCAATTGCGCTGTGTACAGTAGATTGTTTCATTTAACAAATTCCTTAGTTGGTTAGCTGCACAACGATCAGACCACCAGCGGCGTCCGTTTGTGGCAGGCGCGACACTTTCGCATTCGGTACCTGCAAATGACCGGCCAGCGTGGTGACTGATTTATCCTGAGCGTTGGTTTCGCCGGTAGTGGTGTCATACCACAGGTTGAAGCCGACACTCGCCGGTTCGCTGGTCACCATGTTGATGATCGCCATGTCATAAAACACGGCACTGACGCCGTTAGGCAGGAACGTATTGCTGCCATCATCCCCAACGCGCCCGGTGAAGGTGTGTTCTTTCGGATCGCCTAACACGCCCCAGAATTCACCCTCACCACCAGCGGTAACCGTGCCATCATCGTTTAGCGTAAACACACGCCCGAATACGTTATTTTTCGGATCCGCCGATTTCAGAATGCCCGGCTTTGCACGGGTCGGGCCATCGAAGGACACCTCACCAGGAACGCCAAAACCAAAATCGAAACGGACTGTCTGTTGAAATTTCATCTTATTTTTTCTCCCCGGTCAGGTACTGAGAAATCGGGCTTTTGCTGTCCACGCTATCAAGACCCACGCCGTTTAAGACAGTGGCTTTAGGCGCTTTGACTACCCCGTTCAGGTATCCATCCAGAAAGGCCATTTCCTGCCCTTTTGGCGCGGCGATACCGAGCTTTTTAACGCCATACTTCGCCACTTCGGCGGCGGTCATATCGGCGGCGTCGAACGTACCCACATGCGGAGACAGACGTTTAACCAGTTGATCGCGGCGGGTCACTTCACGCATCACGTTTTTGAAGCCATCACGTTTCAGCGCTTTGATTTCCTTGTCCATCGAGTCGAGGGCAGCGGCGGTTTTGTCATCATCTTCGTCAGCGGTGCCTTTGTCGTCTTTTTTATTCGGGTCATCCTCATCAGTCGTTACTGCTGGATTACCGTTGTTTTTATCCGGGTCATCTTCATCAAGTGCAGGTTCAGCACCTGGATCGGTAACTACCGCGTCAGGATCTGTAGTAGTTGCATCCGGGTCTGTTACTGCCGTACCCGCGCTCGCTGCTGCCAGTTTTTGCAGGGCCGGAAGCATCTGCATAAAGATATTAATACCGTCTTCCAGGCTTACTTCTGTGTTGTTTTCATCTTCGTTCATTTCGATAAAATCCTTTGAGTCAAGTGTAAACGCGTCGAGCACGGCTACATCCGGCCCCATACGCCCTTCATCTACCAGTGACAGGTGATTACCGCGTACCTGTCGCTGGATAACGTCATAGTGCTGCCCAAACGCCTCACCAGACCGCCATTCGTATTTCGAACGATAGCCAGGGGAAAGTTCTTTTTTCCCGGCATCTATCAGCTCGGTCATTGCCTGTGAAAATGCTTTGATATTTCCGTAGATAACACCCTCTTTGTAATAGACATTCTCGCCTATTACCCCCTGTACGCCTTTCTGTTCCGCTGGGGTCAAACCTTCTTCTTCATCACCTAACAGCCCCGGTGGATGGTCGTTCGTCCACGGCAACAACTTGAAGGATTCCACACAATCAGGATCGGCCAGTTCTTCGGGGGGGCGGTAAACGTAATAAATCCTGTCGGGATCAGGTGCGCCGGGAATACGCTTCCCTACGTAAGGGAACACACCGGCCTTTGATATCGGGTTATCCTGGGATTCAAACCAACCGTTACTGTCTATTTTCCTCGCCATACTCAGTCCTCAAAATCCACTACAGGCCGCTTCGTGCAACGACAATATGGAAGCTGCCCAGGGAAGCCGCGCTCACCTGTTCGTTTGTCAATAACTGGCGGGTCGTCTATATCAAAAATGCCGCCGTTCAATCCGGCTGGCCACGGTAAAAGATGGTACTCACGCGGATCATTGCTGCCCCCGCTATGCACCCATTCAAACTTGCGGATACCTGCCGACTTCATGGCGGCGGTAGACACGCCGTCATAAACCTTGCGGGTCTGGTCAAGCGCAACGTTCTTCGACCAGTTCCGCACCTTTACACCGTGTTTTTCCAGTGCGGGCTGTAAATCCTGAAGCCCACGGCCCGACGAAATAGAACGCATCACCTCTGCGCCGATGCCGTCAAGATACTTACCCGGTACCCGCTTAATCAGATTGGCCGCTTCATACCCTTTCGCCTTGATAGTTTCTTTCACCACTGGCGCAAGCATATTCACCCGGATGGATATCCCTTCACCGATTTGTTCCAGACTCTGCTTAACATCACTTCCCACATTGCCCGATGTGCGCTCAATCATTCGGGCGGTAGCCTTGTCGGTCATGTCGTTAAACACGCTGTTAAACCGTGCGCGAAGCTTGCGAAGTAATTTTGCAGCGCTGTTAACAATACTGGCGTCCAGGGTTGCCCCATCCAGAACAGGAGAGTCGGTGTACTCAAAGAGATGTTTTATTTCTGTTTCCGCTTCAACACGGAGAAGGTCAAACGTGCGGGTGATGGTATGTTGATATTCATTGCCGACGCTGATGGGGTAAAACAGCGTGGAACCACTCAGAATATTAGCTTTATTCTGTGGTGGTGGCTTCCGCGCCATGATTCGCGGCTTCTTCGCCATTATTCACCTCTTCGCTGTTGTCAGGCTCATCCGGTGGGATAGCGGGGGCCAGACTGCTATATCCACTGTCCGGGTCGGCTATCAGACGATCACGAACATCGTACTGATCAATCGCGCCGGTATTGACAAGATTCACATCGGTGCGGCTATCGGTTTCCCTGATGGTTGCCCGCTCGGTTGCCGTCAGGCTTTCCAGCGATTCCCAATTCACAGACGTTTCCACGGGTTCCATGTTCAATTTAGGCGCAATATGCGACCGCATTAAAAGCAGGTGGTGACGGTCAAGCAGCGGCTCCAGGTCGTGGGTCTGAATGCTCTCCAGCGTTTCATGATAGGTCGTTTCCTCATACTCACCGTTGGAGTTAAAACCCTTTGGCTGTGTACCTATCAGGCGTGTAGAAGGGGTTTCAGCGATAGCGGAAACAAGCTGGTACTGCGTCATAATAAGGTTGTCGAAGTCCGCAAGCGCGGTATCAAGCTGGCTAATATCATCTTCCTGCATATCGGCCAGTTTCACACCGTAGTTGTCGCGATACCTGATCCACTTCGCCAGATTGGCGGTAAACAGGTCTTCATTCGCCATCGCCTTGGCCATATCGGTCTTGTAGATCGTGGTGCGTTTACTCAACGCCAGACTGGGTGCTTCGTTAGCGGTTCGTTCCGCCGCATAAATGCGTTCCATGATCTGCTGTGGCAGCGACATTCCCCCAAACTGATAGCTCGGTTTCAAAATTGAGGCTACCGGGAAGGGAATATAAATAATCAGGTGTGATCGGTGGTAACGCCTACCGTTAATCATCCAGTACGTGGGTTCGTAGAAATGCAGACTGGCAGGGTCATTTACGGCTGCTGCATCCACTTCTGGTGTACACCACATGGGATCTACCTGGGTAATCCCTTTGTAACTCCCCGGCGTCACGCCGTCCGGGTTGAATGGATTTTCATAATAATTCGGATCGGTGCTGGTTACTTTAAACAGCGCGATACGAATACCAAATACGCGGCCAAAAGCGATGAAATCCTTCATCTGCCGGTTAATGCCTAACTTTTTATCGTACCGGCTGATCATCTTGATGGCCTCCGGCGATAGCGGTTCCTCACTCTCCGATTGCACGGTATACCCGTTGCGGATCGCATCTCGCCCCTGCATGGAGCAGGCTTTGAATACCAGCCAGTGTTGCGCGATGATGGCATTCATTGCATGGCCGATGAAACCGCTGTTCGCATACCACAAGAACAAGCTATCGCTGATAGTGCCACCAGCGGAAACATGCGGTGATTGCAAGCTGCCGTCATCGTCGTAGCTGTCATTAGTGCCGGTAACCAACTGCGGGAGAGATTCTTTTATCTGCCTGATTTTCTCGCTGAGAGCCTCAGTTACGCTCTTAGCATCCACCGGCAAATTATGGGTGCTGAAAAAACTCTCGCGCTCTTGCGAGGGTGCCGGTGTAGCCTCTTTTTTCTTTTTCTTGAACCAACGCATAGGCCCCTCTTTAACCAAAGAATCCACGGCGCGTTTTAACCGGTGCAAACGCTTCTATAAAGGCATCAGCAATATTGGGAGATGGCACGTCGCGCTTCGCCAGATCCTTTTTGCTTTCCACCTTCACGCGCCCGTTATTATCAAAATCACGCTTTGGAGTTGATAACTCGAATTTAAGTTTTTCCAGATAAGGAC